GAACGTAGTACTCACCAATAAATAAGCGTCAATACGGTGCTCCGTTGACGCTTACGTTCGATGATATCGACCTGCTAACCATGCTGCAGCTGGTGGCGCGGGTGGTCGCCGATTCGCTGGGAAATTTTTTGCCCGTGAGCCCTACCAGCCCGACGCCGGGCCAGCTTCAGGGTTGACCCTCAACAGCCTACCAGACGGGCTGTCTTATCTCCTTGACCCGGTTGATGCCGGGTTAATCCCTTATTACGCGCTGAAGGATGGATCAATCGATCTGTGCGATATCGCGCTGATGAATGACCACCTGGCCGTTAAGGCTGACAACCAGCGCCGTATAGAGAAATGGAGAGAGGATAATGAACGCTGAGACTATTAAAGATTTCCTCGTCTCGCTTGGTTTCGATATCGACGAAGCTGGCGCGGAAAAGTTCGATTCAGTCCTGGCCGGCACGACCGCAAACGCTATCAAAATGGGGCTGGCCGTCGAAGGTGCCGCGCTTACCGTGGTGGCCTTCACGGCTAAGATCGCCTCCGGTCTGGATAATCTCTACTGGGCGTCACAGCGCACCGGCGCGACGGTACAGGGGATTCAGTCTATTGGCTATGCGGTTTCGCAGGTTGGTGGCAGTGTGGACGCTGCGCGATCTTCTCTGGAAAGCCTCTCCCGATTTGTGCGTAACAATCCCGGCGCGGAAGGCTTCCTGAATCGCCTGGGCGTACAGACCCGTGACGCCAGCGGTAACATGCGTGACATGGCCGCTATCTTTACGGGTGTCGGCCAGAAGCTCAGCAGCATGCCGTACTACCGGGCTAACCAGTATGCGCAGATGCTGGGGATTGACGAAAACACCCTCATGGCGATGCGCCGGGGTGTGGGCGGTTTCTCCGGGCACTACAGCGCAATGGCGAAGGCTATCGGCTTTAATGCTGACGAGGCGGCCAGAAGCTCCAATAAGTTCATGACTTCTATGCGCGAGTTCGGCGCGATGGCAGGCATGGCCCGTGACAAAATCGGCTCTAATCTTGCTGGTGGTCTGGCGGGTTCGCTGGACACGCTGCGCCGTCATATCCTGGATAATTTCCCGCGCATCGAGCAGACCCTGACGAAAGCCATAAAAGGCATTCTGGCGCTCGGGGACATCATCGGGCGGTTGTTCTTCCGGCTTATTGAGGGGACATCCAGCCTTATTACCTGGTGGCAATCGCTGGATAAGCAAACCCGGGAGCTGATCTCGCTGTTTGGCGCACTGACGATTGCGCTGCGCATTCTGAACAGTACGTTCTGGATGTCGCCGATTGGCCTCATTACCGCGCTGGCGGCGGGGATTGCTCTTCTGTGGGAGGACTATCAGACCTGGAAGGAGGGCGGCGACAGCCTTATCGACTGGGGCAAGTGGAAACCGGAAGTCGACGCCGCGCTGAAGATGGTTCGTGACCTTAAATCGACCGTTAACGAACTGGCGAAAGCTCTGGCGAAGCTGCTCAATATTGACCCCAAATCATGGTCCCTGAAGTGGGATTTCAGCAACTTCATCGACCAGATGGGCGAGTTCAGCAAAATGCTGAATATGATCGCCGACCTGCTCAACGCCATTAAAGATGGCCGCTGGGCTGATGCCGCCAGCATTGGCAAACAGATGCTCAATCAGGGCAGCGAAAATCCGTCAGCGATGCCGATGGTTACTGACAGCGCCAACGGTACCGCCGACTGGATTAAAGAGCACTGGGGATTCGATCCTCGCAGCGTGGGCCGAACGGTGCGCGGCTGGTTTGGTACTGATGAACCTGAACAGCTCGGCCAGTCAGTCAAGCGGCCACAGCCAACCAAAGCGGGCTCTGAGTTGCTGGGATGGATGCAGCCGATGCTTACCAACCTGGAACAGCTCTACCGGCTTCATGAAGGTTTGCTGCGCAGTGTGGCCATCACGGAATCGGGAGGTAATCAGTTCGCTGTTTCAGGCGCTGGCGCTAAAGGTCTGTTTCAGTTTATGGACGGCACGGCGCGTGATATGGGGTTGCGTGGGAACGATGTTTTCGACCCGGAGAAGGCCGCCAAGGCAGCCGCTAAGTACCTTAGCCAGCTGTTGCGGCAGAACGGCGGAGACCTTAGCAAAGCACTGGCATCATATAACTGGGGGATCGGGAATGTTAAGCGTTATGGCATGGGGCTAATGCCGCAGGAAACGCGTAACTACATTCCGAAAGTGATGAGCAATATGCCCAACAGCGCCCCGGTGATTCAGCAGGAAACGAATATTAACATCCACGGCGTTTCCGATCCGCGCGAGGCTGCCCGTTTGACTGTTGACCGTCAAAAGGGTGTGAACTCACAGTTAACCCAGCAACTCACCGCAGGACCGAGATAATGGATATTTTATCAGCGATTTTTCGCCAGCAATCCCGGCGAATTGGAATATTAATCCCCAGCGTGGTTGTTTCTGAAAAGCATTCTGATGCGCTCGAAATTACTGAGCACCCGGTGGAGAAGCCAACAACGAATAGTGCCTCGGGTTTCATCGCCGATCATGCGTACAAGCGCCCCAGTGAAGTCACAATGGAATGCGGCTTCGCTGGTGGCGGTTCGTTGCTGGACTTCATTGATACATCGTCAATCGGCCTCAGCGCCGGACTTAGCCCGAAAGAGACCTATCAGCAACTGCTGGATCTCCAGTCCTCTCGGTTGCCGTTCGATGTAATGACCGGAAAGCGGGTTTACAGCAATATGCTGGTGCGAGCCATCGAGGTGACAACGGATAAAACCAGCGAGAACGTGCTGAACTGCACGCTTACCCTGCGTGAAGTGATCATGTCGCAGACGCAGAGCGTTAGCGTTGCAGATAAATCAGATATGCAGGATGGCGTCAGCACATCGGCAGTGCAGAATTCCGGGACGAAATCCACTACACCGCCAAACGAATCCTTGCTGAGCCAGCTGGGCGGAAGCATTACATCAGCATTCGGGGGATAATATGCAGTTTAACGAAATACCGCTTTCTCCTGACAATCAGCAGTTCCGCGTTTTGCTGGGCAATACCACGTACACGCTCAGGATCATCTGGCGTGATGCGGCAGGCTGGATTATGGACGTGATGGATAGCGGCGGTGCCGCGCTTCTCTCTGGCGTACCTCTACTGACCGGCGTGAACCTTTTACGACAATATCCACAGCTTGGCATTGATGGTGCGCTGGTGGTGGCGACCGATAAGGGGGCACCAGACGAACCCACCAAAACCAACCTCGGCACATACAGCCACCTCATTTTCGTACAGGAGTAGAAATGTCTCTTAACTGGATGCGCCATTTTGAGCTGCAACTGTTGGACCAGAACGGGCAGGGCGTTTCCCTGTCTGACTTTAAGGTCACGTTCCAGATCGAGTGGGCAGACACACGCTGGCCGCGCGTGGCGAACGTGAAAATTTACAACCTTTCGACCGATACCACGAACAAGATACTGGGGCAGGAGTTTGCCAAAATTCGCATCATTGCCGGGTATGACGGTATAGCGCCGGATGTTGATGCTAGCCAGGTTGGCGTCGCCCGAGAGATTTCACCAGACCAGATAGGGCAGGTGAACGGTCAGAACTACGGCCTGATTTTTGACGGTGATATTCGCTTTACCGTAACCGGGAAGGACAACATTACCGATTCCTGGGTGTTGATTCAGGCTATTGGAGATCACGAAGCGTTCCTCTACGCGACTACCATCACTACGCTTGCCGCTGGCTATACCGTTGCGGATCTGCACCGGGCGACGATGCAGGATTTCAACGCGTTCGGCGTGACACAGGGCATTACCGGCGATTTTCCTGATACCGTGTTTCCTCGTGGCCGCGCGATTTACTCATCCAGCCGCAACGTGATGGATAATATTGCTGCGCAGTGCAAAGCGACATGGCAGCTGGTGGATGGACAGGTCCAGATGGTGCCGGAGGATAAGTATATTCACGAAGCCATTGTATTAAATGCCGATACTGGCCTGATCGGTATGCCGCAGCAGACGATGGGCGGCGGCGTAAACGTGCGGTGCCTGATAAACCCGAACATCCGCATTAATGGTCTTATCCAGCTCGATCAGGCTTCAGTTTACCGCGCCGCGCTTGGCAATAGCGAAATCGCTCAGTCGCCCGGGAGTATCACCGAAACAGAAGAGAACGGCAACCGCGTGCTGACCGGCACGACGTCACAGGCAGCCAGCATTGCGACAGATGGCATTTATATCGTCAAAGCTATCGACTATACTGGCGACACCAGAGGCCAGACGTGGTACATGGATTTAATGTGTTTTGCGCGTGGGTCTCGTGAACTTTATAGCCAGTCGACGCTTCAAAAAGTACAGGTATAACATGACAAAAATCAGCAATGTTATTTGCGGCGTAGCTTTAGCTTTAGCTTTAGCTTTTGTTGGTGCTTCGTCTGCTTTAGCGGACACTCAGTGTGGGCCTTTTCGTCTGACCGCAGGGAACGATGGTTTGATGCACATTAACGGTGCAAAGCCTGAAAACCAGAAAATGACCTTTCTGAAAGAAAAGGAAGATTATCAAAATCTGAAGATGGAATGGACGGTTGCAACCAACCAGCCCGGCCGTTGGGTAGGGCTGGAATACATCAAGCGTAACGGTAAAGCCATTCTCAACGCCCAGTGGTTGCAAGCCAGTATGGACGCGCCGCGTCAGTATGCGACTTATGACTGTAAGAGAGTTTCTAATTGAGCACAGGTAACCCTAAATCTGTAGCCCCTACCGACGATCAGAAAGAATGGATTGAGCGGGCGAAATTTGTTTTTGATTATCAACAAAAACAATATGAGTTTGCACTAACATCGTTACGTAGGTTAGAGGATAAAGCGACTAAAATTTTCGGTTCAATCAACGTCATACTTACTATTTCTATGTTGATAGTTCGCTATTGGGATAGCTATATTTTTGTATCAGAAATTACTCCCCCAAGGGTTCTATGCTGGTTGTCACTGGCTCTGTTTTTTGTCTTTTTTCTTATTTCATGGGGATTTGTTTTTAGTGCAATGCAACCTCGTGAAGGTATGAGACCGGCAACCGATGCAAGTATTATCGACTTTTTTATGGGTAACCCGCGACAAAACTCAATGAGTTCATTTGCAAGTAGTTACACTGACTTCATTGATAAACTTGATGAAGTTCACAAAGAAAAAGTAGCCGTAATACAGAAAGGTTCCGAAGCAATGCTTTTTGGGGCTTGGTCCTTCATTATCTTCCTGATAAGTTTTTTATTAATAAGATTTACATAAGGTGAAATATGAGTACTAAAAAGCCAGTCCATGCACCTAAAGATAACCTTGGGTTCATTAGAGAAAAGAAATCACATGATGGAGATTGTTATTCTCACAAAGAATTACCAGGTAACTCGGTTGAAAGGGAAGGATACGACTCATCTTTAACAGTTCCGCCTGGAAAGGTAGTATTTGAAAGCTTTGGTGGTAATCGCCCTGTTAATGTTAAAAGAAAGTAACATCAAATCTGACCCGCTTCGGCGGGTTTTTTTATGGGGTTTTTATGCCAATTCCAACTCAATCACAGATCGGCGGAGAGCAGCAGACCGCGCAGGCCATTGCCGATTCGGTGTCTACCCAGATGCGCGTGGCGATGCCAGGCATCATTCAGTCGTTCGATCCTGACGCTGTAACCTGCACAGTAGATGTGGCGCTTCGCGGTATTGTTGGCGACGGCTCCACCGAATTAAAACCGCTGGTGGATGTACCGGTTATCTTTCCGCGCGGCGGCGGTTGCACCCTGACCTTTCCGGTAAAAGAAGGCGACGAGTGCCTGCTGATATTTGCCGACCGTTGCATCGATTTCTGGTGGCAAAGCGGCGGCGTTCAGGAGACCGTCGACCCGCGTCAGCATGACTTGTCTGATGCGTTCGCCATCGTTGGCCCGCAGTCGCAAGCACAGAGAATCAGCGGTATCAGTAGCAGTTCGGTAGAGCTGCGCAGCGATGACGGCGGCACAAAGTTAAGCCTTAACCCATCCAGTGGGGCAATAAATTGCACTGCACCGGGCGGATTCAACCTTAACGGGCTAAAAATCCTGCCAGACGGTCGCTTGCAGCTGGTGGACGGTTCTATCGTGGATAAGCATACCCATGGCGGCGTTGAGAGCGGCGGAAGCAATACTAAGCCGCTGGGAGGTTAATCTATGCGATACCGTCGCGAAGATGCTGACGGCGATTACACTTTCGGGCAAGGTGACGACACCTTCCTTATCGACAGTCCGGAATGTGTCGCCCAGGCCGTAAAAACCCGTTTCGAGCTGTGGCGCGGTCAGTGGTTTCTCGATCTGACGGAAGGCACGCCGTATGTTCAGTCAGTGCTTGGGAAACAGCGATCAGACGTCTACATCCTGGCTATACGCGAACGCATTCAGGACACGCCGGGCGTTCTGTCGATGCTTTCCTTCGATACCAATTATGACGGCACCAGCCGCCGCGTCACTTTCACTTCCTCCATTGACACAATCTACGGCCAGACGACTGTAACAAGCGAGGCATAAATGGCTTTGAACCTCGACACGCTGGGGCTATCGGCAACGGTAACCGCCCAGGGGATTAGTGCGCCTGATTACCAGACAATCCTCGATACACTGACCAGCTATTTCAGGCAGATTTACGGTAGTGATGCCTACCTCGAACCAGACAGCAAAGATGGGCAAATGGTCGCGCTGGTAGCTCTTGCCGTGCATGACGCTAACAATACCGCTATCGAGATCTACAACTCGTTTTCACCAACGACAGCGCAGGCCGCAGCGCTTAGCAGTAATGTGAAAATTAACGGGATCACGCGAAAAGTAGCGACAAACTCTACTGCTGACCTTCTGTTAACCGGTACGGCGGGCACGACTATCACGAATGGCTCCGCACGGGATAAAAACGGCATTATCTGGAATTTTCCCGCGAGTGTAGCGATCGGCGTTGATGGTACTGTGCTGGTGACGGCCACATGTGCGAATAGCGGTTCGGTTGCGGCGATGGCCGGGACTATCACCACCATTAACACACCGACTCGCGGCTGGGTGTCGGTAACCAACCCGGCTGCGGCTACTGTCGGTTCACCAGCCGAAACCGACGCCGAACTGCGCATTCGGCAGGGGCAAAGCGTCGCGCTACCATCGATCACACCGTTTGAAGGCGTCGACGGCGCAATTGCTAATGTTGCTGGCGTGACACGTCACAAGCTGTATGAGAACGACACTGGAGCAACCGACAGCAACGGGCTGCCGCCACACTCAATTTCCGCCATCGTCGATGGTGGAGATGTTACCGAAATAGCCCAGACCATCAGGGGGAATAAAGGGCAGGGAACGGCGACCTACGGTACTACTTCTGTCACGGTACCGGACACCTACGGCAATCCACACGTGATCAGTTTTTCGCGTTCGACTGATGTAACGATTTACGGTCATATCACACTGAAAGCCTTTACGGGCTACACGTCGCAAATTGGCGTACAGATTCAGCAGGCCGTCGCGGATTACATCAACGGGCTGACGATCGGTGATTCTGTTCTGCTGAGCCGCATTTACTCCCCGGCGAACCTCGGCGTGGTGAGTGGTGGCAGTGCACGCTATTACGACATTCAGGAGCTGCTGATTGGCAAATCTGCCGGAACGGTAGCGGCGGCGAATATCAATATCGCCTACAACGAATCAGCGTCCTGTAAGGCGGAAAATATTGTTCTAACGGTGACGTCATGAGCAAGTACACAGATTTAATCACCAACTACCACGCCACCAGACCGAAATACTTTGATCACATAGACCTGAGCACCCGGCCGCTGATTGACATCACATCAGCCACCCGGGGGCTGGTTAGCGCTTTTGACATTGATACGGCGGTAGGCGTCCAGCTTGATACCCTCGGGCTCTGGATCGGACGTAGCCGTGTTGTCAGCCAGCCTATCTCAGGTGTCTATTTCAGCTGGGATACCGACGGGCTTGGATATGATCAGGGTGTATGGCAGGGGCCATACGATCCTGATTCCGGATACATGTACCTCAGCGATGAAACTTATCGTGTCATCCTTAAAGCGAAGATTGCGATTAATAACTGGGACGGACGGAATGATTCGCTTCCAGCAATTCTTGACGCGGCGACAGCAGGATCCGGACTGCGAATGCAGATAGTCGATAACCAGGACATGACGATATCGGTCTGGCTCTTTCCTGATACTGATATTTCAGATGTATCGCGTGAGTTAATTGCTGCAATTAAACAGGGATATCTCACAGTAAAAGCCGCCGGGGTGTGGGCGGGTAGCATTGAAACACCTTCGGTGGAAACCCCATCGGAAGGTTCAAAATTTTTTGGTTTTGATATGGATAACGAATTCATCAGTGGTTTTGATGTAGGGGCATGGGGAGTATTACTCTGATGGCAAAAAATGACTTTAAAGCATTCGCAACGGGTAAAAATGCCAATGTTATGTCGCAGGAGGAATGGGAAGCGTTGCCTGCGCTTTTATCCGGATTTACAGCAGGGAAAGCATCCAGTGCGCAAGTCAATAAGGTTATTCGGCAGGCCAGCTTTATTGCTGCAGCTCTGGCCCAGTTTGTAAGTGACAAAACGCAACGGGATGTGCTTGATAATGGTGATCTGCCCGGTTTTGTTGAATTGCTGGGATCGGGGTTTGCTGTTGAATACCTGAGCCGCAAGAATCCGTTTGGTGATATCAAATCGGATGGCGCGGTGAAAACGGCTCTCGAAAACCTTGGTTTGGGAGAAGGCTCTGCATTACCTGTTGGTGTGCCTGTTCCATGGCCTTC